ATAGAGGAGAAAAATTTGACAAAAATAAATGGAACAACATCTTAATAACATTATGTGTCAATTTTATGGATACATATGTCATTTTCGAAGATTTGATGATTAGAAGAAGGAGTGGTTTACTTTCTGGCTGGCCTGGCACTTTAATTGACAATACTAAAGCACATCTTTTCGTGCTTTATCAAATATTTTTAGATTTTTTCAACAAACATTATACATTATGCAAGCCTTACTTAGCTCTAGGCAAATCTGCAAAATCAATTTGCGAAAACAATGGCATAATGTATATTCCAAACAAACCAACAATTTCACTAGTAGACGAGCATGTGCGCAAAATTTTAGCAGCAGATGATGTGGTTCTCTCTGTTAGTGATTATTTCAAACAATTTTTTAAACCACAAGATCTGGTAGAAGGCTATAACAACTATGGCTTTCAGATAACTTCACCAGATAAAATAAATGAGATAAGATATAATTCTCTCACTGAAGTCGAATTTTTAAAACATAAATTCAGACGAGAAGGTGATAAAATTATAGCTTATCCCATGGAAAAAGTTATCAACCAACTTTTAACTTACTACAGAACAGATAGTAAGTTAAAATACACCGAGCAAATCGAAACAAACATCTTAAATGCAATGCGATTTGCTTATTTCCATGGTGAGGATTATTATAACAATCTAGCCAGCGAGGTCAACTCAGAGTATAATGGAACTTATAGTTTCAAAATGACTTATAATGAGATGTCTTGCTGGATAGAAAGGGACCAAGAATCCAAGAGACATGAGTACAGTAGCTTAGTAAGAAGCTACTGTGTAGAAGAAGATTAAAGGAATATTCAAATTTCTATTTTATCCACTAATTATATAAGGTTTTTAAAGCCTACCTACAACACATCTTAAATTTGTTGTGGGAGTTTATTTTTTACTTAACTGCCTGCAGTGGTGCACACATATAATGACATGGTTTACGGACACTTTAGATATCCCCCCAAAATTAATTTTCAAGTCCGTTTTTAAGTGGTGACTTACAATTCACTATCAGACATAAAACCGCTAGAGTTAGAACTTAAAGAACTGACTTACAGCTTGATTGCGAAGAAATGTAACAATTATAGGCTGTAAGAAAAGCTTTAAGAAGTCGACAAGGTACCGAAATTTATGATGATTATCCCCTTATTAACTTTTTATTTTTAAATTTTTTATTTTACAATTTTTTACCGAAATTCATTTTCAAAATTCAAACAAAATACATCCTATCCCATGTGTGCGGGGTTAGGGTGGGATTTTATATAAATACAATTAA